GTTTTTCCAAATCAATATCCAAATAAATCCGTCTTGGAGCGTCCCATATGGCACTCTTCACCCAAAGACACAAGTTCTCAAGGTAAAATGGTGTCATTGTGAAAACAGTTCGGTATATAGCCTTGATATACATTTACAGGAAAAGTGTTTCTATTTTTTATATCTGTATACTTCAGAATGTCATTAGACGACATACCAAAGAGGGTTCAATATGTTATAATTGATTCAAACTTTGTAAATGGTACAAACAACACATTTTCTCTTGATCTTCAGTTGGAGTCAAATACTCACGTTGAAGATATGAGTAGAGTTCTTGGCATCAAAATGGTTGATTTCTACATCACACAGGTAGGTGAAAATGCGGGGACTGATACAGATGTTGCAAAGTTTGTTGACATTGTATGCCCAGAAGTTCCAAAGGTTGCTCAAATTCTTGACGAACGCCATGGTCAAATATTTGCAAGAATACCACTTGAAAGACATTTCACTGGAAGTAGTGATATCGTATTGAGAGACAAACAGGCAAAACTATTTCAACGTAAACAAAACTACTTCAATCCAATTTCAATCAAGAAGTTGAACTTCAAAATATACGAGCAACAAGATGATAATGATTATGTTCTACTACAACCAGATGCCAAATGGTATATGGTTCTTGAGATTACAACTGTAAATGTAAAGGAAAAACCTAAAGATCGCGAGCTACAAATATTACAAGCATTACAGCAACTGATTGGTAAAATAGATGTACTCAATCAAAATGTACAGCGCTTACCCGAAAAACCACCAGAACCACCAAAAGAGAAATATTCTTTTGGTTTTCTTATATTGATTTTAACAACTATTTTCGGAGGTTTCGTCTGGTTTGTGAATCGGGGGTCTTCGGGACCTTCGGCCATGTAATTTCAATATTAATGAAAGTCTTAGATTTTGAAGGTTTACCATGAATATTTAACTTTGGTTGTATCTTAATAGGTTTGAAGTTAGGTGTAATATGCTTCATTTACTGGTACAGTTATTCTGACCTGTTTCAGTAAATGTGAAAGATATTTTGACTAAGGAGGGGAATATAGATATTTTAGACTGAAGTTGAAACTTTCTTCTTAGTAGTAGTCTTCTTTGGTGTAGGTGTAGGAGCTGGAGTGGGAGCAACTTCCTTCACTTCCTTCGCACACTTGCATTTGCACTCACCAGCTGGACCGGCTGGGCCGGCTGGACCGGCTGGGCCTCGTGGACCTTCCTTGGGTTCACTGTCATCGGCACCACCTTCAACGATTTTCAAAAGAAGGCTGTAGAGGCGATTCTTGTCAAGGCGTGTGCGATTCATTTCATCTTGAATTTCTTTGCGAAGAGAGTCCATTGTATTATATATAAAAGAAAGATTATCTTTAAACTAAATGATCATCATCGGACCACAACTCAATAGTGGAATAGGTCAACATGCATTCAAGTATACAAAGGTATTTGATGACGCATCTTACCATTTTATTGGAAGTGAACTTCCTGAAGATAATTGTGGTCTCCTGTTTTTACTACCAGTCAAACCTCACATAGAATATCTAAAGTATGCGAGAACACGAATCAAAAATCTATCAATTATGACCGTGTGTGAAACCGAAACGGTCCATGAAGACTATGGACTTATTATGGATGAATCAAAACGAATTGCAGTTCCAAGTGAATTTTGTAAACGGGTTTTATCTAAACAGTTTCCAAATAACGATTTCTATATACTTCATGCACATATTCCGGCATCGTCTAAGCCATATACATTTTATCATATAGGTAATGTCATAGATGATAGAAAGAACTTTCGTGGAATATTAGAAGCATTTGTGCGTTTAAATAAACCAGATACCCGTCTCATTGTAAAAGCTACATGTAATCAAAATATTGATATCAAAATGCCAAATGTTGAAGTTATAAACGGACTTATATCAGATGAGGAAATGGATAAACTTCATGATCGTGGTGATTGTTATGTGAGTTTCTCAAAGTCTGAGGGTGTTGGTATGGGTCCTGTAGAGGCGGCACTACGAGATAAACCTGTCATTATTACGAACTACGGTGGATCACCAGAGTATGTGAAAACACCGTATACAATTGATTGTGAACTTCAAGAGTTGGAGAGGGATGATTTCCTCTTCAAAAAGGGTATGACTTGGGGTAAACCAAATCCGAGCCAACTCTTGGAGTTCATGGAGGATGCATACAACAAGAAGCTCCGATACATGAATCACGAATATACGAAAAAACTAGTTGGGAAAGAGAACATTCTACAAGAGTTCATCTTGAATGTAATTGGCGCCAAGGACGACAAGACCGATGAGGATAGTACCACTCATTAAAGAATCTTGCTGGGCGATCATGGTCATGACAAGTTCATCAATTGGTTTGATACCAGTTGGTTTCTTGATAATACGTGGAACAATAATATTTAAGGCAATGTAAAGAGCCATCGCTATTATTACAGGTCTAAGGGTCTCCTGATCTAACATCATCTTTTATAGTACTAATTGATTTTAATTCCGTCTAATTTTGAAAGAAGGTCGCTCACATCCACCTTGTTACCAATACTTGTTGAAGCTACTCTGTGTTTACGACAATAGTCTCCACATACCGCCTTGAAACGACAAGGCTTTCCAGACATCGTTGTGGCACAACAAATCTTGTGAGATGTACGTTGATCGGGTGTGTTTTCTTTGGGTGGATTACTGAGAACAACAATAGCCTTATTATTTTTTGTATTGTTATGTTTGATGTAAGACATCTTACACTTCCACGTCGCATCTGCGAGGCGGTAACATTTGTCATTTGGCTCGCCAAGACGGTACATTTTCACTGCGTTGGCGAGGCATGTATTCCACATAGCATCACGAATGACTTCCATATTTACAGATAGATATTTCATCTTTCTGGGGCGACTTAGGCTGCCTCTCCACCAATTTGGGCCAAGTATATATCAACTTCACCAACAAATTCTGGACACTTTGCCGAAGTTTTTCGGGTCACCATATCTTGAACATTTGTTACATGTTCCTTGAACTTCTTAACATCTATACCGGTGGCATTGTGGATTTGAGACTCTGAGGCGATATCCTTGAGTGCGTAAAAATAAGCCGCCGCATAGTTGGCGTGAAGTATAGCGATAACGGGTGACTCATCCTGTTGCGCTGCCACCGCATAACGTGCTGATTGTCTCACAAGTTTCTCAATTGCCTTGTTCATACCACGAGTCTTATTTTTCATCATAAGATAAAGTACAAATATCACAGCTATTAAATAAAGATAAGCCATCTTCTATCTATAAGGATGAAAATAAAATGGAAACAAGTGTGTGTTGTCTGTTGGGCACCACTTGATCCATATTACACAAAGGGTACAACTAGAGAACTCCAACTGTTTGATGAATATCTAATCGAAACAAATATACTATTTCACTACAACAATACAGAGTCGTGGAAAGGTGTAAAAGTTTGTAAAGCGTGTCACCTCAAAGGTGGTTTCAAATTCAATCCACAAATGGAACACCTTCGAAGAATTGGGGTGTTGAGAAATATTAGACCAAAAAGACAATCAGTTGATAGACCCACGACTAAACAGTGGAGGAAAGAATTTTATGAAGTTCTCAAGAGTGATAAACTCTGTTAAAGAAAGTTTCTTAAATTAAGAGATGACTGTAAGGCATACCACAGAAACATGGATAAAGCAAGCAAAAAAAGTTCATAACAATAATCCAAATCTTTCTTATATATGCTCACATATTGAAGGTGAAAAATGGCGTCTTGTGTTTTGTATGAAACCTGGTCATGGTTTATTTCGTGCGTCGAAAAAAAACCATACCAAGATAATGAATCCATCTGGGTGTCTCACCTGCGCTATCGAGAAACGTAGATGTTTTTTTAGTTTAGGACATGAAGAATATTGTAGACGGGTTGATGAGTTGAATTCGTCATTAAAACCCGTAGAATATTATGTAAATACACAGACGCGGATACGACATAAATGTATGATTTGTCTCAAGGTCAGAGATTATAGACCGGGTGATATTCTTGGGGGTCATTATCATTGTTATTATGACTCAAAAGCAAATTCAAAAGGAAATGATTTTATCGCTTGTAAAGAAAAATCAATTGAAATGTTTGGGGATGTTATAGATTTTTCAAAATTTTTAAAAAATAAGTTTGATTTTGAACAAAGTGGTACGATGATATGTAAAATTTGCTCTTGTGAATGGGAAAGGAATATGCATCAACATTTACGTCCTCTACATGGTAGAAATAAAAATGGATTGGCTTGTCCAAAATGTTTGCATATACAAAGTGGAAAAGCACGCCGTAAAACGTGGGATGAATGTAAATCTGATTTTGAAAAACTGAAGAAAAATGGTTATCATAATGAATTAGAACTTCGTGAAGAAACGAGGAATGCTTATGAAAAAACTGATTCAGTCGTACCAGTCTATTGTGCAGTATGCAAAGAATTCTATCATACCAACATGAGTAAGTTATTAAGTTCAAAAAATGGGTGTAGCAAACACAGATTTAAAACGGAAAGATTTGTTGTTAAATATATAGAAAGTGAACTGGCAAAAATATCAGATAAATACACAGTTGTACATCATAATCTAAAACATTACGAAGGTGTGGGTGCTGTTGACATTAGTGTTAATTACGATGGTAAAACTATTACATTCGTTGAAGTTGATGGTAGGCAACATTTTTCAGATGACACGTATTTTAGTATAGTGGGTCGCAGCGTTGAAGAAACACAAAAATCTGACGTAGACAAACACATAAAAGCTGAACATTTGAATATACGCGTGATTCGTGTTTATCAGGAATATGCACTAAACAACAATGATGCGATTAACAAGTTAGTTAATTCCATTGAAAAAATTAGGTTACAACAACCAATCATCATAGAAGATTTGTTTATTGACGGTGGAAAAAATGTATACCAAGAGCATACGTTGTACCACTACGAAAAACGAAAATTAGAATTTTTATAATAAAATCAAAGACCCCTACCTTTATTTCTTGAAGAAAATAGCTTAAGTGAGAGCCTCTTTTATTAAGAAATCAAGAAAAATGGGTGAAAGCATTCAAAAACTCACTCACATTGAACATGTCCTTAAGAGACCTGATTCATATGTCGGTCCGATTGATATCGGCACTGAACCGTACTGGATACTTAACAAGGTTCATAATAAATTCGAAAAGAAAAGTTTAAACTATTCCCCAGCTTTGCTCAAAATATTTGATGAAATATTGGTCAACGCAATTGACCGAAACTCAGTCCACCCGAAGAGTGTTACAAGCATCTCAGTGGAGGTAAACAAGGAGACGGGTGCTATCACCATTGAGAACAACGGTCCTCTCGGTGGTATTGGTGTGCGTATGCATGAAAAGGAAGGGGTGTGGAATCCTGAACTTACCTTTGGTCATCTTCTTACGAGTACGAACTATGATGACACAAAGAAGCGTATCGTTGGTGGTCGCAACGGGTATGGGGCAAAGCTTACGAATATTTACTCCTCGGAGTTTTCAATCGTCATTAAGGACCATGAGACCAAGCAGACGTACACTCAAACGTGGAACAATAATATGACGGTGTGTCATCCACCTAAAATTACAAAACATGGGGGTGCTTCTTCGTCGGTGTCTATCACGTTTATCCCCGATTGGAAACGATTTGGTATGAAGAAAATGGATGCCGCGATTTACAAGATTTTTGAAAAGCGGGTATTCGATGCAAACATCTGCACAACGGCAAACTGCAAGGTGAAGTTCCAAGGAGAAGCACTCAAAAAGATGAGCTTTGAGGCATATGCCAAGATGCACGAGGGTGTTACAGAGCTCTGTTCCGTGACTACTGATCGTTGGTCGGTGTGCGTTGGTCCATCTGAAAATGGTCTTGAACAGGTGTCTTTTGTGAACGGCATCTGTACAACCAAGGGTGGATCTCATGTGGATCATGTGGCATCTCTCTTGGCATCTGGTGTGATTGATGAATTGGCGAAGAAGATTAAGTTGAGACCTCAACAGGTCAAGAATACATTCAATATCTTTGTGAAGGCGACTCTTGAAAATCCATCGTTCTCAAGTCAAGTCAAGTCTGAGTGTACCTCAAAGGCTCAAGATTTTGGAAGTAAGTTTGAGCCACCAAAGACATTCATCAAGAACGCGCTCAAGACTGGTATTCAAGATGAACTCTTGGCTCTTTCCAAGTTCAAGGAGATGAAAGAACTCTCCAAGTCTGATGGAACTCGCAAGTCTAAGATTACTGGCATTCCCAAGTTGGATGATGCCAACAAGGCTGGGACTGCGCAATCCGAGAAGTGTACGCTGATTGTGACAGAGGGGGATTCTGCGAAGACTCTCGCAGTCGCAGGTCTCTCTGTGGTTGGTCGGGATCACTACGGGGTGTTCCCTCTTCGTGGAAAGTGTAAAAATGTTCGGGATGCCTCTGTTGCGCAACTTACATCCAATCAAGAGTTTAATGACCTCAAGAAGATTTTGGGTCTTCAACAGGGTAAGGAATACAAGAATGTATCTGAACTTCGGTATGGGCGTCTCATGATTATGACGGATGCGGATAATGATGGTTCCCACATCAAGGGTCTCATTCTCAACATGATTCACTATTTTTGGCCAAGTTTGCTCAAGTTGGGGTTTGTTGTTTCTATGGTGACACCAATCATCAAGGCTACAAAAGGTACGGCTGTGAAGTCTTTTTACACGGATTCTGCATTCCGTACCTGGTATGGTAACGGACAAGCTGGGTGGAGAATTAAGTACTACAAGGGTTTGGGTACCTCAACGTCTGCCGAAGCTCGGGAATATTTCAAGAAGATTCAGGATCTCACGGTCAAGTTTGATGCGGATGTTATGACAGACAAGTCAATTGTTCTTGCTTTTGATAAAAAGAAGGCGGATGACCGAAAGACGTGGCTTCTTGAGAGTACCGCAAAGGACGCAACGGAGCTTGAAGTTCCCTACGGTTCAATCAAGAAGTTGGATATCACCAATTTCATCCACAAGGACCTGGTCAATTTCAGTTTGGCAGACTTGAAGCGTTCTATTGCGCACATGGCGGATGGTCTCAAGCCCTCGCAACGTAAGGTCATGTTTGCGTGCTTTCATAAGAATCTCAAAGATGAAATGAAGGTGGCACAATTGGCGGCGTATGTCGCAGATAAGTCTTCATACCACCACGGTGAAGTGTCTCTCGCCGATACTATTGTCAAGTTGGCAAATGATTATATGGGCTCAAACAATATCAATCTGCTTCAGCCATGTGGTCAGTTTGGTACTCGTCTCATGGGTGGAAAGGATGCATCCCAAACGCGTTACATCTTTACAAAGTTGTCCAAAGATACGCGTAAGATCTTTGATCCCCGTGACGACCCAATCCTCAATTACTTGGAGGATGATGGGCGTTCAATTGAACCAGACTTCTACATGCCAACACTCCCTCTCGTTCTCGTGAATGGTACCGAGGGTATTGGAACTGGTTTCAGTTGTTATGTACCACCCTTCAATCCCACGGATATCAAGGAGAACATTCAAAGAATACTTGACGGTAAGGCTGTTGTACCTATGCGACCTTGGTTCAAGGGATTCAAGGGGGTCGTGCACAAGGAAGAAGATACATGGATGATGGAGGGTGTGTGGAAGTGGTCGGGTGCAAATATCGTGGTCACCGAACTCCCACCCGGTCGTTGGACTCAGGATTATAAGGAATACTTGGATGGACTTGTAGAAAAGAAATTGATTGGTGGTTTTACAAATAACAGTACTACAGAGGATGTTCATTTTGAAATCTCAGGATACACCGGAAAGGATCTTCTCAAAGATCTCAAGTTACGCAAAACCTTCCATGTCTCCAATATGCATCTCTTTCATCCAATCAAGGGTATTTACAAGTACTCAAGCCCCGAGGAAATTCTCAAAGACTTTGTGGAACTCCGACTTGAACACTACGTGAAAAGAAAGGCGCACCTCATTAAGGTTCTTGAAACGCGTGCCACTATGTGTGGATACAAGTCAAAGTTTGTGACTATGGTTATTGAAGGTGATATTGTGGTGTTCAGACGTAAAAAGCAGGATTTGGAACGACAGTTATCTGCGATTTTCCCGCAAATTGGAGGAACCTACGACTACCTTCTCAACATCAAGACTGTGCAATATACCGAAGAGAGTGTAAAGGCGCTCATCGATGAAGCAAAGCAGGCGAGAATTGAATTGGAACAAATGAAAAAGACAAGTCACATTGATATGTGGAAAATGGATATTAAAAATATGTAGGCAATAGATAGGTATGGGTGAAGCTGCGAAAATTTCGCTCAAAGCTATTGGGAAGCAAGACACTTACTTGCTTTCCAAAGATCCAGACGAGTCCTTCTTTAATTATACCAATGACAAGAGACATTCCGACTTTAGAAAGTATCACAGAAATCTCAACACTATTAAACCTGGAAATGCGGTATCCAATTGGCCATTCGGACAAACCATTAAAGTTCAGTATAATCCTAGAAATATGGGGGATCTTCTCAGTAATATGTATTTGAGTATAACTATGCCAGGTATAAGTGATGGAAACTACGCCGATCAATTGGGGAGACACATTCTCAAGAGTGTGACTATGTTTGTTGATGACATTGAAGTTGAGAAAATTTACGATGACTGGGGAATTATATATGATGATCTTTATTTGGAAACATCTGAGAAGGTGGCAAATAGATTTCTTGTAAATAGAAACCTTGGTTTTGACGATGCCCCTACAAACGCGAGTGTTGCACAATATGACGCGGATTTGGTGATTCCTATCCACTTTTTCTTTTCAAGAAAGTATGCGAGTGATGAATATGAAACCAATAAACCAAATCGTCCATATTTTCCATTGTGTTCTATATATCGTCAAAAAATTGAGTTTGAATTTGAATTTCATAAACAAACATTTTTCACGAATACAACTGATACTGTAACACTCCCCGATTTCAATATTGTCACCGAAGAAATCAGTGTAAGTCCCGAAGAGAGGAAGTTTCTTTCAAGTCAAAGACAGGTTATGATTACCGATCTTGTGAGAAAACATCCATCTATTGTTAGTGATTTAAATCAAGATGTAATTAGAAATAATCTTGTACCAAATATCCCCGTAAAATGTATTCATTGGTTTTTAAGAAATACAATTTTTGAAAACGAAGATGATGCTGAAGGTGTGGGTGCTGGTGGTGAGTACTTGTATGAAAATAGATTCAACTTCTCGGCAACATTAGATTTCCAAGGTGAAAATACAACACTTTATCCACTGATGTTAGAAACGAGCTTCTATATAAATGGAAATAGATTACCAGAAGTCACGAAAACAAATCATGAATATTATAAATTTTTAGTTCCATATCAAAAAAGATTGTCACGACCAATTAGGAATATATACACGTATAGTTT